GTGGAAAAGGTCACAGGGGCAGGGAAAGGGCCGTACCCAATAGCCTGAGAAACCACATTCTTAGCGTCAGTTAAAGCACCTGAAACGCTAGGCTGGTCAGGCATCCACTCACCAAAAGTTAGTTTTGTCGTAGCCATGTATTACTTCCTTGCGCCTGAATAGTCCAGTCATTGTCATTAGCAGCAACTGGTGTCCATGTATTGTCATTTGTCTGGACATTTGTCCAAGTGTTTGAGTCTCTGCTTACTGGTGTCCATGTGTTGTCGTCCACAACAACAGGTGTCCAATTGTCACCAAGGATAACGCCATTTGCAGTTATTGTTGCAATGCAAACAATTTGTGCAACACCACCATGCGTAACATTAGCATTAGCCGTTACATCTGCTGTAACAATAATACTTGCTATGCCTTCAGCAACCAAGCCACCATTAGCCGTTACTGTTGCATCACCAGTAATTGAGCCACTAGCATCTCTTACTCGTATGCCATCAGCAGTTACAGTCGCATCAGCAGTTATCGTTGCTACACCATTTGCAACAATGCCACCAAGAGCAGTTACATCTGCATAACCAGTAATAGACGCATCACCAAACTGAACTCTAGTTCCATTTGCTACTACATCAGCATTTGCTGTGATACTTGCACTAGCGTACTGAACACGAATAGCATCGCAAGTAACAATTGCTACTGCATCTATACCTACTGAAGCGTTCTGTACACGAGTTCCTTCACAGGTAACATTTGCAGAACAATCAATGCTTGCACTCGCATATTGAATACGAGTCGCATCTGCCGTTACTGTCGCTGTTCCATCTACTGCCGCAGAACCATACTGAACCCTAGTTGCATCGGCTGTAACGCTTGCAGAAGCAGTCACAGACGCATAAGCATCCCATAGGGTTACTGATGTTTCGTAAAGTGGACTATCGAGTGTGAGTGTTAAGTCATCAATGCTTGACTTTAATTGGTCAAGCGAATCAATCGTCCACGGAGGCAGTAAATCAGCCATCTCACGCCAGAGTAACGCTCAATGAACCAGCAGCAATGCGAAACACATCGCCTGTAGCAATTGTCTTAGAAGCGTCTAGTGGTGAGTGATACAGCAAGTTACCTGCTGTAGAAGCATCACGAATACCAATGTAGGCAACAGTACCCCATGAGCCACCAGCTTGAGGAAACTCAATAGCAGCAGAGTTGGTAGTTGCACCATTGCTAGGCGCACCAAAAGTAATTGACTGACGAGCATAGCTAGTACCAGATACTTCTGTACCTGTGTCAGCGTCTGTTGGGTCAGATGTGTACAAAGCCAAATACACAGTTGTTGGTGCTGTGTAAGATGTTGCTCGTAATGTGCCGTTAATCAGGGCTGTCTCAAGGTAATTGCTCATTTCTGCCATAATTTACTCCAAATTGTTTCGTTTACTTCTGTTATCAAATTGAGATAGTATTTGCAAATTCCAAGGGACATGGAGTCCACAAACAATCTCGCCACGGAGTGGAACAATATGGTCTACCTCGTGCTCCACGCCAGTTTCAATTGAAATTTTATTCGCTTTTAAATAAATTAGTTCAATTTCTTTTTTCATCTCATCATCTAACCAAGATGGACAAGCATTTATTTTTGCAGCGCGATACTTTGCGCTATTAGCAAAAGATTTTGCTTTATTGTTTTCGTACCATCTTTTTCTTTTAGCTGAATACTTTTCTTTATTGTTTCTTTGCCACTCAATAGTTCTTTGAGATATTTTTTCTTTGTTTTCAGGATAGTAAGTTTTATAAAACTGCTTAGCGTTTTCTCTGACTCTATCTTGATTCTTTAAATCCCATTCTTTCTTTTTAATTTTTTTACAATCTTTGCACCAAGAACAAAACCTAGTTTTTAACCAAGCAAAGTTATTCTCAGTAGGTTTTACTACTTTACAACAAGCGCATTGTTTTTCAACTATACGCTCCATAGTTTCACCTTGGAGTTAATTTCATTGCTAAAGGAACACCAGAGTATTGACCTTCTTCGTCAGACTTGGTGAGAGAGGAAATCGCTCTGTCATACATAGTTCCCCATGTATTGATTCGCACATCGTTCATAAGATAAGGCTCTGCTTCAATCAAAGAAGCGTAGAGCAAAGCATCTGGTGCTGTTGTCAAAAACACATTAGATGTATTACTGCTAGACAAGTATGCTGGCGCAGCAAAGTACAAAAGTTTTACTGTGTACACGCCATCTGGTGCAGGAGATACTTGGAAGTCGTTAGCAAGAATAGTGTAAGACAAAGGAACACCAACTTCTGATGCTCTTAGGTCATTAGACAATGCTGAAGGACTTGAGTAGCTAAGTGGTTGAATAGGATTTGTCATCACAACAAAATCACGCACTTGCAAAAAGTCAGAAGGCAACTCAACAGTATTGTCACCAGATACTGTAGCTGTTGTTACGGATTTCAACATCTGGCGAATACGCAACTCTCTGCGGAGTCGGTTTTCAGCAAATGTAATAAAGTCGGGAATCTGAGAAGTCAAGTCAGACCTAGCCAAGTAGTTGGCTATTGAAGTCTGCAAGTCAGAATAAGTTGAGAGGCTCATACCACTCCAGTTCTAGTGCGCCATGCACGATTCATTGGGTCATTCAGGAAAGCAGCAAAACGCTTGTCATCCAGAACAGCATAACCACGCATGATGCCTTGTTTGTTGAGGTCATCAATCACAGTCAAAGGAATAGACGCAACCTTATTGCCGAACAAATTATCAGACCATCTTGCTCGTTCATCAAAGGAGTTATATTCCTTTTTATTCTGCTCAATAATGGCAGACACATCTTGACGAGTTTGGATAACAATTCCACCCTCACCATCAGCATGAACAGCAGTTTCTCGAATGTTTGTCATAGCGCAATTCTATCAGTTTGGCTAGAAAAGAAAATGCCCCAGAGGGTTAGTCTGAGGCATTTTTTAGGTCACCTTAAATTAAGGTGTCAAGTCAGCAATGATGCCGTGTGCAGCTTGGTTTTTAACTTCCAAGGTGTACTCAGCCAACAACTGTGTAGACTCATTGTCACCAGTCACAGCCAACTCGTTGGTCTGGAAGGGACGCAGGTAAGCTACAGCAGCCATGTCTGGGTCAACGATAAACGCTGTGTCATCGCAGCTATTGGTAGAAGTCATAAAGCGGTTGGGAACAACAGAAATTGTACCGAAATCGCTCATATAAACATCGGCCGCGGCCACGATTGTTGTGGGGCTGTTAGATGGAGCCATGAAACGCTGTGCAGCGATACCAGCAAAAGCTGACACCAATTGCTTGTGTGCAGGGTTGACCATCAACACTTTGGGATTGCCACCAGAAGCGTAAACTTCTTTAACGACAGTCTTCAAAATGTCTTCTGTGAAAGTGCGGTTTGTGCCGTTGGTACGAGCAGTAGTACCCAAGTCACCAGCAACACCAGAAGTACCACCATCATAGTTGCTGTTCAACCATGCTTGCAGACCACCCAATTTACGAGCAGTAGAAGAATCACCATTGGAGGCAACTTGGTTGCTCAACAAAGATGTTTCCATGTCACGCTTAATCTCGGCCGATGCTTTAGCCAGTTGATAGGCTTTCTCAGATTTACGGCCTGCCTTATCTACGCTCTGCAAAGTGCCAGAAATCTTGATAGTTTTCTGTGCAATCTGAGTGCGGTTACCAACACGAGTTGTTGGAGACATAGTAGCGTCAGATGCTGTTGCACCCTCAACTGCGTAGTTTGACAAAGAAGCAGCAGCCAAGCTGTCAGTCTGCCACTCGTGATACACAGCAGTAGCCTTTGTCTTGCCAATGGAAGACATGAAAGGTGTGTCTGTGGGGCTGATGTTATAGATAACATCCGAAAGGTCTTCACGCTGACCAATAGCGGTATACGTTTGATATGTAGCCATTTTAAAACTCCAAAATTAAAAGAATCGTTCAAATGCTTTGGCAGCGTCTGTGACTTTACCAGTCTCACGCAACCTTTGCATTACCTGTTTATCTTGTGAATTCCTTGCAGGAGGCGCAGAAGTTCCAGAACGCATCATCTTAGGGGCAGCTTGAAGTTTCTTGGTTACTTCAGGCTTACTCTTTTGAAGTTGCTCATACTTCATTGCTTTATACAAAGAAACCACAGCACGACTGTCATATACAGAACTGAGTTCTTGGTCAGTCCAACCAACAGACTTCGCATAGTCACGGATTTGTTTCCGAACCGCATCACCCTGTGGTGTCGCCAACTCAGGAATCAGACTAACTAGCTTTTCAGATTCTTGACGTAAGTGGTTTTGCAAAGAGGCTTGTTGCTCGGCTTGTTGCTGTTGTGCAATGCGTTGCTGTTCTTGCCTGACTACTGCTAACTGCTTCTCACGCTGATTCTGTTCAGCTACCGCTACCGCATAACCGATAGGGTCTGTTTCCTTTAGAACATCTAAGTCCACACCCCGATTTTGCTGCGTAAGGAAGCTATCCAACGCTTGCAACTTCTGGGCATATGCCTGTCGCTCTTGTTTCACATACTCTAAATGATTACGCTCGGCTTCAATTGCCTTACGTTGCTCAGCTAGAGCCTGAGACTTTTTAGTGTAATCCGTACCTTGCTGATAACCCTTGATAAGTTCATCGAGTTCTACCTCAACTTCCTCACCAGCAGCCTTGACTTTATATCTAGGCTTGGGCTGTTCTTCCTCGGATTCCTCCTCAGAATACTCAACTTCATCAGCCTCTTGTTGGTACTCTGGTTGACCTTCGGATTGGCTGTTGTCAGCTTCCTCGGAATCACCCATCATGCCTTCAAATGCTGAAGCAGCTTGGTTTACATTTAGGTTTTCACTCCCTTGTGGGTTGGTGTTTTCCATGTGTCATCTCAAAAATCGCCAGAAACCTTCTGGACGGAGGATAGTCGTTAGACTATAGAATTTTCCATTTCTTCTCTCTAATCACAGTTTCCGAGGCTAAACCTTCTAGGTGTCCTGTAATCAGTTCCAATGTCTTGATGTGCCTATAAGCGTCTTCACGCCTATCAGATTCTTCCGCACTTGTGTTAATTATTACACTAATCTGCTCTTTTTTCAAATTATCTATGACTTCTTTGAAAAAGTCATCATTTAATAGGTTTTTAGCCCATTGTGCTGCGAGGTGCTTGTCCATATTGGTTTTGTATTCCAGAAATAATATCGTTGATAGACAAACTGCTTGCAGGAGGCATACCCTGTTTGCTACCCAAAATCCCCATCAAATCGTTATAACTCAAGTTTGATGGTTGGTTGTACTGTACAGGCTCTGGCACTTTGCCATAGTTAGGATTAAGAAACTTCTCCCATTGAGTGCCAATCAGTAGATTACGATTACCAAAATCAATTGGTGCTAATGGCGTATATGCCGCAACACTTGGTTTTGGAGGAGTTGCCCAACTTTCAGGCACAGGAACAATTGGATATTGAGTACTACCAGAACCAGAAGAAGCAGCCGAACCCGCACTAAGCAGACCAGCAGTAGTTACAGCCAATTGAGCAGCCCTTAATGGGTCAACTGTTGGTGTGGTTGTTTGTGCAGTTACTTGTGGAACTGTTAATGGTGTACTTGGTTGAATCAACGGAATAGTTGCAGCCGTAATAGCGTCTGTAATGCTAGATGGCTTCTGAGCAGTAATAGTTGTAGTTGGAACTGTAGTAGGTGTTGTTGGTACTGTAGCAACAATGGCATTAACAACATCTTGGGTTGTAATTGGCTTTTGCGCTGTAATAGTCTGTGTTGGCACAGTAGATGTTGTTACAGCAGTAGTTGTTGGCAATGTAGCAGTAATAGCGTTAATTACTTCTTGAGTTGTAACAGGCTTATTACTTGTAATTACTTGTTGAGCAATGTTCTGTGCTTGTGTGCTTGTAACATTAGGCAAAGTAGCTGTAATTGCATTAACTACTTCTTGTGTAGTTACAGGTTTTTGCGCTGTTACCACTTGCTCAGCAACAGTTGGAGTTGTTACTGTTGGTGTGACAACTGCTGGTAATGTCGCTGTGATAGCGTTTACTACTTCTTGAGTGGTTACTGGTCTATTGCTTGTGACCACTTGTTCAGCAATCGTAGCAGCCTGAGTAGGAGTTACTGTAGGTAAAGTAGCTGTAATTGCATTAACTACCTCTTGTACAGTTACTGGCTTCTGAGCAGTAATTGTTTGAGTTGGCGTTGTAACAGGGGTTGTAACAGGCGTAGTGACAGCAGGTGTAGAAGCAACAATAGCGTTAACAATGTCTTGTGTTGTGACTGGTTTTTGCGCAGTAATCGTTTGTTGTGCAACAGGAGTAGTTGTTGGTGTAGTTGTTGGCAAACTAGCGACAATTGAGTTAACAATGTCTTGGTTAGTTACTGGCTTTTGTGCAGTAACTTGAACATTTGCTGGTGTAGCAACATTAGTAGCTAACTGGCTGTTTACTAGGTCTAATACTGCTTGGTCAACTTGTTGCGTAGCTTTAGGGGCAGCAACAGTAACAGTAGGAGGAGTTAATAATCCTGTAACAGTATTTAATGTGTTGTAAGTTGGTGTAGTTGGCGCAGTAATAGCAACAGTACCACTATCTGTAACTGGTGTAGAAACAGCAGATGGTGTAGTTACTGCTTGTGCTGCATCGTAAACACTTGCAGGATTTGCAATAAAGCCTTTGATTTGAGCATCTGTCAAACCTGCACGAGCAAGGTCATTCCTAAAGTTAATATCAAGCGCATCAGTAATCTGATCTTGCGTCATGTTATTAAAGTCAACAGGAACATCTTGGTATTTAAGATAATTATTTACTTCACTACCTAAAAATGCGCCACCACCACCAAGCAATGCTGCTCGTGCAATATCCTCTGCGCTACCACCTGTTACAGCTTGTGTGCCAGCACCAATGGTTGCGCCTGTAGCACCAGACAAAGCTGATCCTGTCAGACCTGTTGCACCACTCAGCAAATTTGTAATAAATGGTAGACCAACTGTAGAAGCAGCCAAACCAATAACAGGTGCAGCAGCCCTTAACAAGCCTTGGTCACCGCCACCTGCAAATGTACCTGAGTCAATAATTTCGCCAGTCTTAGGATTGTATGTTTCCCAATTGGCTTTATTATTTGGGTCTACTCGTGTTTCATAAACAACTTGAGGAACACCAGCAATTTGTTCTTCAATGTCATCACCTTCAATGACAGTACCACGAGCAGTAGGAATTGCTCTAGGAGTTGTGGCAACTGTAGTTGCCAATGTCTGAGCAACCACGGGATTAGAAGCAGCCTGAACAATAACTGGGGGAGTTGTATCTACAGTATTTGTCTTCTGTACTTGAGCAATTGCTTGTGGCGTACTAGATGGAACTTCATTCTTAAACTGAGACAAAGCATCAATAACTGACTGATTGTAGATAGCTGTGCCTTCAGCATTGGTATGCAAGGCATCTACTAATAAAGCTTTATTCTGGAGGATCTCGCCTTGTGTTCCAACTAGAGCAACATTAGAGTTAGCTTTGGCAACATCATTAAAAATCTGGTCAACTTTAGGATCAAAGTTGTTGTTGATAACATCATCAATAGACTTAGCATAAGGTGATCCAGTCAAGACAACATTAACACCTTGGTCACCCAAAGTCTTAACGATCTGGTTTAGATTGTCTTTAACAACACCTTTATCTACACCAGTAATAAAGTCAACACCACCAGCTTGCAAGTAAACAGTAGCATTAGGGTCAAACTGACCACCACCTGCCAAGAATGTATTAAGTTGGTTAAGAGTGTCAGCAGTAGTAGAACCACCTACAGCATAGTTAGCTGTTTGCTGTCCAGTAGCCTCGGTTAAAGCGTTTTGCAATGCTGTATTGGTACTGTTCCAACTAGCACCTGCCATGATGTTACCACCAAGAATACCACCTGACTTACCACCAGTTGCAGCAGCTACATCCTCACCAGAGATGCCATATTGACGCATTGCTTCCTGAGTAGCAGCAGCATCAGGACTAGACGCTAAGAATGTACGAATGTCGTTGTAAAGGTCATCAGCAGTACCACCATTGTTTAACCGCCAAGCAAGTGCATCAGAAATTGCCATGATTAACCTTTAATCTCTACATTAGATGTAATACCAGCACCAATCTTCATTGCTTTCAATTGGGCTTCTGCTTCAAACTCTTGTTGCTTCATTGCAAAGTAAGCCTGTTGTTTCTCACGCTCAAGTTGCAACTTAGCCAATTCTTTCTCACGCATCATCTGCATCTCAGCAGCAGCTTTCTGTTGCGCCATCTCTGTATCAATCTGCATCTGCTGTTGCTTCAACTGAATGTCAGCTTGTGCCTTGGCTTGGTTAGCTTGAATCTCTGCTTGAGTACGAGCCATGATTGCCTGTACTTCTGGAGGCATCTGTTGCTCTTGTGGAGGAGGATTCGAGAGCATCTGGTCTTGCTCTGGTGTGATTGGCTTGTAGAACTCAGAAGAATCCTTAAAGCCAGCAATCTCAACCATGCGTCCCAAAGTAGAACGATACTGAGCAGGGGAAACGTAGGGATTGGCAGGGCCGTATTGAGCAATCAACTGCTCTTGTTTAGCCAGAACCATTGACAACATAGCCATCTGTTCTTGACGATTTCCAGCACCCAAACCAACATTGATAGACACATCATATTGGTTAGCCCACGTTCTAGGGTCAAACTCTACGAATTCGCCACGCATACGCACCATACGAGCCTTGTCTTGGTACTTGCACAGCAAATGCAAGATGCCTTGGAACAAAGACTTAACGCCTGTCTCAGCAAAGATACGAGCCATTAGTTCGATCTTACCTGCGCCAGCTTGTTGCATAGAAGCTACAGCAGCAGCGGTCACGTTTTGCAAGATAGCAGGGTCTAAACCCTGTGAAGCATCAGATACGCCTGTACGCTTAGATTGGACTGTATCCAAGTACTGAAGCATTGGGAAAGCAGCTTGAGCCACATTCTGCACAACCAACTGTTGCACAGCACCCTGTGACTTGGCACGAATAACACCACCTGCTGTAGATGTGAGCAAGTCATCAAGGTTTACTTGACCTTCAACAGCAACCACTCGTGCATTGTTTGTCAGATATAAGTTATCCAACATCTGACGAGTGATAGTGGTCTTAATCAGTTGCAGATCAGTAGTGCGATCAGCAAGTGAGTTACCAAAGAACTTGTGTGGGATTGGGATAGGACAGATTGAGTGGAAAGGAACATAGTCCACTTCCTCAATCATTTCCTTGCCTTTTTCGTCTTGCAGAATCTCGTTTGAAGCGTAGAAAACCTGAGTCAGAGTAGCAACACCTTTGCCATTCATATCAGTTTTGACATAACACTCGAACACTTCAATCTCTTGCATTGAAGGGTCATCAGTCTGGACTTGGTAAGGCTGCTCACCTGCTGAATAACGAGCAACACGCTCTGGTGTGTAGGCTAGAGCATCATCCATCTGCAAGGATTCAACTTGCTTCTTGTTGAAGCCCATAGCAATCAGATCACTACGAGTCAACATCTGACGATGTGCTACGAATGGGCTGTCAGCAATAGTACGAGCCTTCTTGCTAATCAAGAACTCCTCTGGAGGAACATTCTCAATCGTGACTTTGCCTGATTTCTTACGCTTTTGGACTACGACATTGTGCGTAGAACCCATGACAGGCATACCCATAGGGTCTACTACTGGCTGTCCCATTGGGTCAAAGATTGGGAATTCTGTCGTATCTTGCTCGACAATCTCCATCGTCTCATCACTCATCAGCATAGCCAATTCGTCATCAGACAGATCAAAGTAACGCTCTTTTGTTAGGTCTTCTTTGTCTTCCCAATAAGCCTTAACAATGCCGTTCTTCTGCATCAAGGCATCTTTGAACCAGTCATGCAGAATAGCTACACCTGCATTGTCCTTGGTGAAGACCCAATTGCAGTAGTCTGTAGCTTGCTTTGCAGATGCCTCGTCTTGTGGGCCTTGTGGCTCAAAGACAACGATATTGTCTGATCCTGTAAAGATACGAACTAAGCTAGGAAGTGCGCCATCAATGGCTTCTGCTACTTCTCCAGTAACAATCTGAGACTTGCCCTCCACCTCATTGCCATATGGCTGTCTGAGATACGCCTCCAGAGCCTGTTTGCGCTGGTCAACAGTCTCAGTTTCAATGTAGCCAATAGCATCATCAATCTCTGCTTGGAGGATTGACTTCAGTTCGTTCTGTTGCATTTTTGTCCTTTGGAGGGCGTCCCATTCGGGGTTTGTCCAATTTTAACTCTTTTATCATATTTTCCAACAGTTCGACACGCTTTTCAAGTTCTTTTACTTTTGGGGCTAGATTTACCCCTTGAGGCATTAAATACATTAGACAATCCATTTCGGTGTTTGGTTAATCGGCTTAGACCATGTACTGTGACCTTCATCAAGTCCAAGGGCTAAGTATCGGAATGAGTCAGAACCATGAGAAGACCAGTCGTGAAGTGGTCTTTCATAGAAAATCTTACGCTTCTCATCGTAGTCTCTGCGGTAGTTTCTCAGGCAATTCAGACCTGTTTGCACCTTTGGTACATTGAACCAGCACCTTGGAAGCAACCTACGAACAGCTTGAATACCATCATCTAAGCCCATACGAGGCGCAATCTTTATCTCTAGTCCTGCCTCCTCAAGCATCTCTAGTCGGCTTTTTCCAGAACCTAACTCTCTAACCCTTACATCATGGGGCAAGATATGCTCTGCTTTTGTGTAGTCGTTATCTCGAATCCACTTTACATAGTGGTCTAGTCCTACGCCATGATTCTCGTAATAGTCGATTAGGCGCACCTCAGTACCCACTAATTGAGCCACCCAGATAGATGTAGAGTCACCCATACCCAAGTCCCAAGCAGTAAATGTACGGCTTAGTTCCTCTCTGGGAATCTCTTGCATATGCTTCTTGTCTTCCAGTTCGTTCAGGATTTGCCCATAGTACGAACCTTCTACAGCAGCGTCAAAACTACATTCAAACTCTTGGCGAAACTTATCCTCGCCCATCTCATTACGAGCAGCCTTCAGTTCTGTTTCATCAACCACCCCTGTTTCAGAGGCTTTGAACTCTAGCAATCCCCAACCTTCTTCTTTTTCTGCCCTGTCTCGCAGTTCTTTGAAGTGGTTATGGCCTTTAGGTGTACCGATAAATAAGCACCATCCTTTTCTATCGGCTAGTGCAGGTCTAATAATATCTGTCCAAATCTTAGGATTCTGGTCACCAATCTCATCTAGGATTACCCCATCAAAGTACTGACCACGCAAGGCTTCAGGATTGTCAGAGCCATATAACTGGATACGCCTACCCCAGAAGTCAACTCGCAACTCTGAGATATTGCTAGAGCCTCCCAATGGGTCTGCATACTTCACTAGATAATCCCAAGCTACCCTCTTAGCTTGTCCATATGTCGGGGCTATATAGGCGTATCTAGGTGCTTCCTTTTGGTTAAGGATAGCGTCCTTGATGATGTGGTTAATCGCAGAGACAGTCTTGCCCATGCGCCTGTGAGCAACAACAACACCAAAACGCTTCTCATCCATCAAGTCATGGATAGCAAGCTGTTGTGTTCTTGGCTTATAGGGTATTTCGATTATTTCGCCCATGTGACAATATGCTGAAGTGGTTGATCTGAGTCTCCACTTACTGTCACAGATGCCATATCAGGCATAGACTTACGCAACAGAATCTCTATTGCCTTCATCCTTGTAGGACTTAAGTCTTCACTTATACCAAGTGCATGATTTTGCAAGACATTTAGTAATTGACTTACTTGGATTTTCTTACGCACATCCTCTTGATGTAGTTTGTTTATTGGTCTTCCAGCCATTGTGTTTGACTCCTCTAGGGTTGGTCAAGGTTAAGTTAGTAATTACTGACCTAGCAAACCTTTTTCTATTAGGTTTCCTCGTGTATCTAAGTTTAACAGTTGTTCTGGAGATACATCCAATCCATACGGATTTCTTTCAAAATTCATGTACTCAAAAGGAAAATACTGTCTTCTTTCTTCTGGACTTAGGTTTCTTCGTGTTTGAGTTAGCCTAGCCTCTGCTTCACCCATTAGTCGTTTATACGCATCTACAGGGTCATCGCCAATTTTTCTTGCTGTATCAGAAGCAGTTATTTGCTCTCTAAGAATTGGATATTGCTCTTGCAATTGTTTTTCAGCAAGTTTTAATTCATCTAAATTCAACTGTCCTGCAAAATACTTATCATAAACATTGTTTACCAAGTCATTTGCAGACTTCCATTCATCTGATTGTTTGATAAGAAAGTCTCGTTCTTTAGCCTTACCAATCAATCTATCCATTGTTTCTGCATTACCACCAGCAGCAAAACCTTCAGATTCTTGAATTCCATGTTGCAACTCATGCAACATTGTTGACCTAGCGTCCTCTGGTGATAAGTCTTTTCTTACTTCAAGAACTGGCTGTTTGTTCATTATGTCTTGTCTAAGAGTTCCACGAGCATCAGAACTTATAGGCAACATTCGTGTTTCAATATCCATTAACTCTGGATATGCTTCTTTAAGCGCATTATGTTGAAAAACATCTTGAACATTGGTTTTATTAGGCTGGTTAGCAGTTTTTAAAACACCTTTGTCATAAGCGCCTAAAATTACATCTCCAAATGGCTTAGTACCTTTGACAATAGCTTCTTTATCGCTAATCTCTTGTCTCCACAGACCATCAGGCCCACGCACAGTACCTGTTTCTTTCCAGATTTCCTGTGGTGTTGCGCCTTTCTTCTCCATCTTAGACGCTGTAAAAGCCATAGCTTTGTCAAATGCCTTAGAGCCAGCACCAACAAACATACCAACTTCAGCCATGCCAAGCAGACCACTTTGGGTCATTTCGGTTAGCTGAGATAGTGCTTTCTTGTCTGTTACTTTGAATGGGCTTTTTGGATCACCAAAGGCTTTGTCATATAAATCTTGATAACGCTTGTCAGACTGCTCGATGTTCAGCAGACCTTGTTGGATTGCCTTACCTACACCCTGCAATTGCTGAGTGCGTTTTGGGTCTTGCATCCATCCTAAAGCGGAATCAAGAAGGCTTGCCATTATTTCATCCTGCCCATCTTTTTAGCAGCTTCTGACATAGCAATGGCAATAGCTTGGTCACGGCTCTTTACAACCTTGCCACCTTTGCCAGAGTGCAGAGTACCTTCTTTGTACTCACCCATCACCTTGCCAACTTTTTTCTGACCAGCTTTTGTCATTTTCATGTTAGTCACCACTTCACTTTGTTAGCCCAATATGCTGCACTCATCTTACCCTTGGCAATATTCTCAGCATGACGAGCCTTAAATGCTTCGTTACGCTTACTGCCATCAGGAGAGCCTTTAACGCCCTGTTGACCAAAGCGAATAAGCTTTACATCCTCACCAGACTTAGCCAATACAGCATGAGACTTGGTTGGATGGTCAGGAGTTCTCTTAGGCTTGTTATAGCCTGAGAATTGCTCAGAGCCTCGCTTAATCATTTCTTTTTAGCAGTCTTAGCTGCTTGCTTAAACGCACTCGCAGTTGGCGCACCTTTCGAGCCAACCTTACGCATACGCTCTGGAGTCTTTCCAGCAGCCTTTTGCGCTTCAATGCGTTTTTGTTTCGCATGAATGTTAGCGTACAAGCCGTTCATTTTTTAGGCTTCTTAGCTTTGTTCTTTGCAGTACGCTCACCACGCTCGGGCATGGGTTTAGTCTTCTTCTGCATAAGTTTCTGCATCATCTCCAGAGCCTGTTGATTCGTTGTTCCCATGATTTTCTTCCTCGGTTATTGGCCCACCACTAATCCATGCCTCACAAGTCCTCTTGGAAGCACACTTAAAGTCAAACACTTCACAATAGCCTAAGTCACCAGCATCAATGACTTCCCATGCGTCCATCTCGCTGTCATCCAAGCCTGATTCGATGCAAGCAAGCATCTTAGGAGTTTGGATAAATGCAGCGCAGTTACCGCAACGAGACTTTTTGGCTTGTTCTGGGGAGTTTCTCCATGCTTTACTGATCTCACGCCAGTAAGTCATGTTGGCTTCATTGGGATTCATTGGCCCATAGTTCGCCTTCTCAATCGCCTTCTCACGATTCTCAAGATTGACAGCAATATCACCTGTCGCTACTGGACAGGCTTCGCCCTTCTTCTCTTGGCTTTGAATTTCAATCTCAATTTTTACAGATGGCTCAAGTAATCCAGACATGGTTGTCCTCATGGAGTTTGTACTATTTTCGCACAAAAAAAGAGGGAACTCAATCCCTCGGAAAACCAAATGGCAACTTGGTGTCACCACTTTAACTTATCCAATAAGTTTTGCAAGTGTCTCGTTTAAAACCGACATTTCGTCCTGTTTATAGACTGACCAAATCCTAGCCTGACCATGAATTCCATTGAAGCTACCCTGATGGCAGTCCTTGCAAAGCGGAATACATAAGTACTGGTGATGCTGTTTGATGTGGTGTGCGTCTGATGGCGCAGACTGACCACACACACCACAAGGAAGTTCTTTTATCCTTGCTAGGTGCAGTCTCTCACGCTTGGTTGGGTTGTTATTCAATCTCTACCACCTTATCGCCATGTGACCGAATGTAGTCTTTTGTTTTCTGAATATATCTCTCAAACTCACTTCTTGGGATACTGGACTGCTGTAAGTCTGCATATTCAATTAAATCTCTGATGGCTTGGATACCCTCACCACTTAAACCCATCTTTTTGGTTTCCTGATAGCGAATAGCAGCTTGATGGAGGGCATCTTGTGCTTTTTTACATACTGGCAATACTTCACCACCTATGCCTCCTCGTCCCATGCACTCTGACAGGTTTAGTACATCAACTAGAGTACGCCAGTCATGGATAGTTCCACTACCCTTCGTAATAGCCTCAAGTGCCGAGTACTCCATCATTCGTAGCTTGTCCAACTTTTCCCTGTGGGTTATCGATGCCCCCACTATTGCGTGTTGGATCGGATCGATCAGATTCCACATTTTGCGTTTTGTTCTTTTTCTCATTGTCTCTACCAAAAATAGCATCCCATCGATTAGAGTATTCTTCATTGCTTACCTTAAAAGGTCT